AAATTCTTTTCCAACTCTTCAGGTCTATTATTTGTACCCTTAAAATTATTTACTGCTGCATTTAAATTACTAAATATCTGATCAAACTTTTGTCCCAAAGCAAATTGAGAATTGCCAAGCCCAAAAACATTTTCAAACCCTTGTGTAAGTTTTTGATCTTCTGTTGTTTTGGTTGTTAAATAGACACCAACAACATCCATACTTTGAACAATAGGTCTTCCTTGAAAAAATTGACGCATTCTTCTTCTTACATAATTTTGCTCCCTATTAAATCCTTGAATTTCACTTTGTGTGGTATTTCTATACCCAATTAACAAAAAGATATTTATTATAATTTGTTTAAATAAAGATGCTTCTTGTTCATTTAATAAATTACCTTTATCTCCAAGATAAGCTTGATCTATTTCAACTCCGCCATCTATTCCAACAAAACCAGAATTATGTTGAAATACAATATCTCTTCCAGATCCTTCTTCTATGGCTCTTACTTTTCTTGAAAAAACACTTACTGGATTAATTGAAAAAGATATTTGACTAGCATTTCTAGAACTTCTTTGTGTTGATAATTCATTCTTTAATTGATTTATTAAATTTTCAGTTTCTCTTTCAGTAAATTTACCAAAAAAAGAATTTTTAAAGAAATTTGATGCATCATTTATTGCTTGTGTAATATCTTCATCTGTAACAACAAGTATTTTATATGGATCTTCTATAGTTAAAGAACAACCACCAGAACCTAATTCAACACCTGTTCTGGTAGAAACATTAGTTACTGTTGTTAATTCAAAAGTTCCCGAACCCTCACCAATTTCAGAATTAAAAGCAGAATCATATTCATTTGTTGTCCAATTACTAACATCTGAAGCTTCTGAATAGGCCATTGCCTTTCTTAATTTATCAAAAGCAATTCTAGTTTCTGGATCGAAAGGAGTACCACCAGGTAAATTTTCCAGAGCATTAATTCCATTAAGAAGAGCTGGAGCCATCGCGGTATTGAATTCACCACTTTGTTTTGTTATTTGTTCAATCTTACTAAGACGCTCATATTGAGCAAGAAACTTTAATTTATTTTGAATTAACCTCTTTGTTGATCTAATAAATAATCTTTCTTTTTCTTCTAATAAATCTAAACGACTATTCTCAACAAGAGATGAAAACATTCTTTTTTTAAATACAATTGTAATATCAGGTTGTTGAAAAAATACTTCTCTTAAACGTGGCCGAATAGTACGTACAATTCCATCCTCAAAATAAGAACGTTGAGCAGAGTGATCAAATTTCTTTGCAAAATCACCAAGCAAACCAAAATTATCAACTCTATCATTATCAAAAGCATTTAAATTTGTATTTGAATTTTCTCCAAAACCAAATTGCTCATTTATTACACTTCCAAGATCACTTAAAAAACTCATACTTACTCATCTATATCATCTGTCGCCCAAAAGAGGGCGATCACTTTGTAAAGCAGCTGTTATGGCTGAATTTGACCCAGTATTAGGATCTTGTTGAGCTGGTAATGGAAATCCCTCCAATCTTGCAAAAGAATGTGGTACACCTCCTCTTCTTTCTGGAGAACTATCACTTGGACCTGATGTTGGACTCCTTTGCCACGCAAAAAAGTTGGTTCTTAAACCTCTTCTCTGAGTTACAACGAAATTCATCGTATAATCAAATAATCCAATTTTATCCGCAGATTCTGATAAAGAAAAATCAGTAAAATAACCTCTAAAAACCCAACCAGACCAATACATCTCAATTTGAAATGCTAATGATGCTAATGTAGGTTTTGGTCTAGTTGGATTGGTCGAACCTGTTTCTAAAACATCTTGAACTTGATTTAAAATACCTTCGCTAAGAGTTTGTCTACCGAGATCAAGAATATCATCACTATCACTTAAAGCTTGCTGGTCTCTTGCTGATGATAAAGCTAAAGCATAGGGATCGAAAGACACTTGTTCACTTCTATAAACATCATACAGAACATTAATACCCTCTATACCAGATGATCCTGTGGTTCCCTGAATATTCATAGTTCCAAGGGATTCACCCCAGTATTGAAGAACAAAACCATTTTTTGTACGAACCTGTGAAATGTCCTTTTTATTATCCCATTTAAATGATTGAGGATTAATATACATCTCAACAATCCCTGTTTCTGGTATGAACCAACGAACCATATTTCTAGTAATTCTACCAGTTCTTCCAGAAGGTACTCTTGATTGTCTAGATGTAAAACCTGAACTTGCAGGAAGTGGTGGTGAGTTAAAACCAGGAAAGTCAACATTACTACCATTTACTATATTTCTGGCAGTATCAAAAATATCCCCTGTTTGCTGAGGTATAGATCTAGAGAAATTTACCATAGTTTTATGATAAACTATGCGCCTGTATGTACTTTAGTATTAATAGCACCAAGTCGAGCTTTAACTTCTTTTGATACCACTTCACCCAATCCATCAACTTTAACGTTAATATCGATAGTTCCATTTAGAGGAGGTACTTTTACATTTATAGGGGATATAGTGTCCGGAGCTTTTCCAGTTGCTTGAAATGCTCTAATGGCAGCCTCATTACTAATTGATTTAGGAAGTGTTGCCTTAGGTACAGTAGGTATAATTGATGTATTAGGTTTAAGTGGGAATGCAGCATTTGCCCCTTGTATTTTTAAAATTGCAGCTGCTGTTTTTATTTTTGAAGCTCTTTTTTGAGCAGAATCTAAAATAGTTCCTACACCTGGTAATGATTTTGCCATACTCATAATAGACTTTCCCAGTTCAGATCCCTTTCCTTGAATAGCTTTTGTGGTATCATTAACCATATCTGTTATTTCATCTTGCAAATTTGCAAAAGTTTCTGTAGTTTTACCTTTTGTACCAAACATATCACCTGTTGCAGCTCCACCAGCTAAATTAGCTATCTCTTCAGATGCTTTTCCTCCAATAAATTTTCTTGCTGTTCCAGCGTTTACCATACCTTGAACAACAGATGCCATTTTCATTTTATTTGCAATATCTGTTAATTTTGTATTTCCATACATTTGAAGTTGATGCCCTCTTCTCATTGTAGTTTCTAATCTTTTTGCATCACTTTCTCTTCCTTCATTGATAATATCGCCAAGTTTATCAGCAGATCCTGCTTTCATAGCATCAATAACACGATCAGCAGTTGCATCATCACGAGCCAAACCAAAGCTTTTAAGAAGTTCTCTTTGTTTAAGTAATTGTCCTGCTTTTGAAGGATCTTTTGCTGCATCTTCTACTGATACCATGGGACCACCCATGGTTCTTGTCATAGCAGACATAGTTCTTTTCATAACTTCTGCCATATTACCTGCACGCATAAGAGCATCCATTTGAATAGCTCCTGCTACTCCTCTACGACCCCCTGAAGCCCCAGAAATAAAAGCTTTATGAGCTGTATCCATAGATTTTAAACCGCCTGTAAGTCCAGATACAACTTCTTTAATAGCAGCAGATCCCAAACCACTATCTCTTAAAGCTGGTGTAAAAGCTTTAAGTATTTTTAAAGCTCCTTGAGAATTATCACCAAGCATTTTGAATTGAGATGCTGTATCCATTACATATCCTTGAACAGAATCAAATGGAAGTTTTAAAGTTTGAGCTGCAGTTCCTACATTGGTAAGAAGCTGAATAGCTTTAGCTCCTGTTGCATTAAAATCCATATAAGCTCTTTTCATGGTTTCAATAGCAGAAGATGTTTGAAGTCCAAAAGCAGAAGCTACTTTCATTGTAGCTTCAAGATTGCTCATAGTACGACCAAATCCATTAATCTTTACTATTGCAGCATCTGCTGCATCTGGAATAGCAGAAAGAGCTTTTGCATAATTCATGGTTTGATCTAATGATGTTCCTGTTGCTTGAGCTACATTAAAAGAATTTTTAACAAAAGAAGATGTTACATCATTTAAATTTTTAAATTCTCCTGTTTGAGAATTTATCACATTATTTAACTGTCCACTTTGTGATATTACACCTGCAATTCCAACTTGTAAATTATTAGCAGCATCTGCTGTTGCCAAAAGATTACTAATACCTTTTGGAAGCTTAGATCCAAATTTACCAAGATAAGGTATTCTTTTTATTATTGTATCTATAATTGGCTTTAATATACCAAATTCAGTTTGAAGCTGTTGACCCGCTCTTGTTCCTGCATTAGCAAATTCACCAAAAGCAGCTGTTCCCTTTGGTAAAACATTAAATACTATTGGTTCAAGAGCAGAAACCGTTGAAAGAGCCATTTTTCCGGTTGCTGTTTGAGTATCTAAAATTTGAGAACCTAAATTATTTAAATTTAAATCAAAGCTTTTTATTAACTCATTTAATTTTTCTGAATAAGAAGACACTGCTGTTCCAGATGTAGAAAAATTACTACTAATAACTCTTAAGGCTTCAGAAGCTTGAACAGCACCATCCTTAACTTTAGATTGATCTGAAATTAGCTTTTGTAATGATTCAGAAAGCTGAGGAATAGCTTCTTTTAGTTTATTAATTTGCTCAACTGAAATTGTTGCCATTATTCAATCCTTCTTCGTCTTTTACGTCTTCTTGGCTCCTTTTTTAACTTCTCTTCTTGAACAATTTTTTCATGAAGTTCCTTCGCTTGTCTTTCTTCTTCTTCCTCTGAAAGTGAAATCTCAGGATTAAGTTTGCCAATCATTTTTTTAGCAGCCTCAGGGTTAAAGAAACTACCTGTTAAAATAGATGCCATTCTTGATCTTTCATTTTCTTGATTAATTTCATCTACCCAACAATTATACCACCATAGTCGTTCCCAAGAGTCCATTTCTGAAATTTCAGGATCCCACGGATGCTTTTTTAATGTTTTACAAAGAAAAAATAAAAATCTATTCTGAGGATCCTTCGCTACTTTTGGAAAACTGCTTGGTCACCTCTTGAACCTCTTCTTCAGTCTTTGGATTAAACTTTAAATCATGATCAGATGTAAGTTTTTCAAATCTCTCAAACAAATACATCTTTAAAGCATCATCCAGTTCTTCAACATATTCCTTTTTTGCTTGAATTTGATCTTTTTCTTTAAGTTCAATAGTTCCAAGAATTTCATTAATATCAATACCATTAACTGATGTTATTGAATAAGCAAGACACAAATTTCTAAATTCATGTTGAACATCAGACCTCATTACAATTCTAAAATCAGGAAGAACTGTTCCATTTTGTTCAGTAAACGAAGATAAAAGTCTTTTATGTTTACCTTTTAAAGTTCTAAGTTCATAAATTACTACTGTGTCTTCAAATTTAATCTCAACATTTTCACAAGACACACCAAAACCAATTAACATATCAACACGTCTTTTAGCCTGTTCTAATTTAACAGCTTCTGACATTTGACCTTGACGAGCAAATTCTTCACGAGCCTTTAGAGCCTCTTCAACAGTTGTTGGTTGATTAATTGGTTGTTTTACAGGGGTTTCTGTATAATATTGATTTTGAAGATTTTCCTGTCTAGGAAAATTTTGTTGAGATTTGTAATATGGATTCTTTTGAGGATTATAATAAGGATTTGTTATTTCACCTGGAGGTGGCATTTCATCTGGATGAGATTCCTGTGCATTTGGAGGTATTTCAAATCCTGAATTATCAGAAACATTCCAAGTTTTAACAGGGTTATGGGGAATATTTGTTTCACCCATAGAAGAGCGTATTTTTAAATTTTTTTGAGTCATATCTTCCTAACAAACTAAAAAGGGTGCATAAAAACGCACCCTTTTTATATATCAATAATAAAATTAAATAGTTTCATCAACAGCAAGTAATAAACCAGAAGCATCCAGAGCGCCTCTTCTTTGACCAACATCTGCTGCTTGTTCAAACGCGTTATTATCAATAATTTGAATATTACGACCGCCATTTGGAGTTACAGCTGGTGCATTAGATCCAAGAGTTGTAAAGATGTGTTCTGCAGTCCAATCCATAGAATCAGTAATAATAAAGTCATCAGCTTTATAAGTTGTTTTAATACTTTTGATCCAAACATTCTTAATAGTAGTTACCAATGTTCTTTGAGGATCTGCTTCACCTTCATCTCCAGGAGGTGCTGCAAATGTATCTTTAATAATAATGTCAAAAGGAGTTCTTTGAGAAGATACATGAATAAAACCTCTAGCAAAAGAAGTTGCTATTCTTAAATTATCAAAACGAACTCTAGAGCAAGAACCATCAATATTTGTTGATTTGGATGGAACTGAATCAATATGACCATCAGTTCCTACTTCATCAATAGATCTAATATCTCTAACTTCATTTACATCTATGCTTTGAATACCACCAATAGTAATACCATCTACTTCAATGATAATATTTGTACTAACTGCTGTTCTTGTTTGATTTCTACCGTCATCTGAAAGAAATTGACTTCCTGTATTTGGATAAGCTACCATTTATTACCTCCTATTAAACATCTAACCTGCCAACTTCAATTTTTATATAAATCCAATTTACTGGATACACTGGTTGAACTTGGATTGTTATGTTGAACTGTCGAGGTTCTTGAGGATCTCTTTCAACAGTTAGATTTCTAAAATCTGTTATTAATCTTTGTGATAAGAATGATTGATCTAAAGAATTACCAACAGCAAAAAGAGTAGATACAATTGTTGGAGCTTCTGCTCGTCCAATATAAGGGGCGTAAGCTGCTCTAAATGCCTTTGCAATTCTATCTCTAATAAATATGATTGATATTTCTTCTTCTTCTGCAAAATTGCTTAAAGTAGTTGTTTTACCCCATACAACTCTTCCACCTCCAGCTACTGGTTGAACAACTGTAATTCCAGAAGCTGCTAAATTCTCAATAGTAATTGGTGGATACAACTTATTACGAAGAATAGTAAATCCAGCTAATGTTTTATTTGTTAAAGGTTCTGCAATTAATGTTATTGCACTTAAGAACCCACCAGCTGCTGCGGCCATAAAGAATCCATCAACTAACTGTCTATCAGATCCAACCTGAACAACAATTTCATCAGGATAGAAATAAACAACTCGGAATGAATCACCATAAGCTGCTTGAACTCCATAATTAGTTAAATCTTCATCATTACCAGCTAAGATTTCATTAACATCATCACCTTGAATACCTTCAAGAATTCCAATATCTTCTACTGCTGCTGGTTCTGTACCAATTACATTTTCAGGATTTAAACCTCTAATAGCTCCAATAAACAACATTCTTTCTCTACGATTCTTAATATTACTCATGGATTCTACATGAATCTTACCATTAACAAAAATCGCACTTATTGTTTGACTTGGTAGAGGTACTACAATATCTACATCAATCTTTTCTGCTGCTTCATAAGCATTTAACCAACCAACATCAAAAAAATCAGCATCTCTAGTATCAACAATTGTTGCTCTAAGACTTTCGCCAAGACTTAATGCTAAATCTTGAGTAAACAAAATAAAGGCTGTTGTTGCACTAGAATCTCTTACTTGAAATTCAATATTACTTTCAGCAGCGAACCCAAGGGGATTACTAAGAGTTAGAATACCATTAGCAATAGAGACAATATTAAACACTCCATTATTATTTGGATTAATTGCATTTACAATTGTAATACTTCTTGTACCACTAAGATCATTAAGATCGAAATCCACAGAGTCACTTGATAGAGTTCCTGTAGATAATCCTGTTGGAGTTATAATTCCATCTTTTCCAGATTTTTGAACAGAATCGTCGAGAATTACAGTATATGAATATTCATTAGTTCCATAAACAAAACTAGATGGGTTAGCAGTAAAAGCAGGATCGTAAAAGGAAACCTTATTAGGAATAATTTGAGTTTCTACTCCTGTTACAGGATCTGTTATAAAGAAATTTATATTAGAATCTGGATCTGGTACTACATTCAAAGGAAGTGAGAATGAAAGCTCTTCTATATCCCCTTGTCCATTAGCAGAATCAACTAAACCATAAGAAACTCTTCTTGGAATTGAAGGAGCGCATTGAATGGCAAATACCCCAGGAGCGCCATTAGCAAAAGCAAGTTGAGCACCAAGAGAAAGTCTATTTTGAAGACTTGGTTGACCATGTTTAGCTACTAATTGTTCAAGACTTGTAAAAAACTGTGGGTCATTAAGATCAATAACAGGAATATATGTTGAAGTTAAACTATCTCCTGCTGCTAATTGACCACTTGTAACTTGAATTGAAAAATTATCACCTTCTCTGAAAGGAATTGTTCCTTCTGTAATATCAAATTTCAAAATTGTATTATCATTTGTTTCACCATTTGACTGCCATACAATTTGATTTCCATATCCATCAAGAATATTTCCACTAACAGAGCCTCTTGCAGTAAATCTAGCATATCCATCAATTGGATTTCCATATCCATCTCGACGAACGCTAGAAACTCTAACTGTCCAAGTTTCTTCTGGTGCATTTAAATCTATCAAAGAAAGATTATTTATTACACCATCTCCAACGTTATTAGCACTTGGGGTATAAAACTGACCACCAACATCTACAAGTGCAGCTCTTTGTAGCTCAACCTGACCT